GATAGTTAGATATTGATATTTTCCTTTTAGATGTTCTGGGAATGGAATGTATTCTATTTCTCCATTATATTTTGCTGCTATTAATTCAGCAACAAGTTTAAAACTAACTGGGTTACTGGTTCCAAGATCATAGATCCCAGATGGTTTGTCATTATTAAGAACGACTTCTACTATATCTCCAACCCAAATAAAATCTCTTAGATACTTACCTGAGCCTTCAAACAGTTTTAGTTTACCAGTTTCCTTTATTTGTTTGGTAAATTTATGTACAGGACTTGCTTGATCTCCCTTATGATCTTCACCTTGTCCATATACATTAAAGTATCTAAAACTTTGTATGGATGAGAACTTATCTAGGTTGTCTTGGATATAATAATCCATTTGCAACTTAGTAATTGCGTAGTAATTTAATGGGGATATTTTATTAGGAGTGTTCTCCATTAAACTCTTTCTTGTATTACCATACACTGATGCAGATGATGCAAACTTAACATCTATTTGATGCTCTATTGCCCTCTCAAACAACTCTATACTGAACCAAACATTCATTCTATGAAGTTTATCTACATCTCTTTCTGTTGTGTCTGAGATCGCTCCCTGATGTAATATGAGAGATACTTTATCCCAGTCTTTAAAATATGCTATCCAATCCCAACAATCATTTTCATCAACCGTAACGATTTCTTCATTAGAATGTTCTATCAAATACTTGAGAAAGTTTTGACCTATGAATCCTTTTGCTCCTGTTAATATAATCATTATAAATATTTAAAATTGTACTCGGTTGCGATAAATGGCATTTGGTAGGTTAAGTTCTATTATACCATCAGCAGGTCCAGTTGTCGACTTTTACACAGGACCAACTGATAAATTGACCGTAGGTAAAATAACTATTGGTAGTAAAAACTATAATCCATCAAGAATTCAGATTGGATATAAGGATGGTTCTACTGTAAGATACTTTGAATATAATAGGTATATTAAGTATGGTGAGGTAATAGAAACTGAGAATATTTATGTTGGTGCAGGGCAACAGATAGTTGTAAGATCAACAGAACCAGATGTTAATTTTTTATTTTATGGGCAAACAACTAATGATATTATAAACCCTACAAAGTCTGGAGTTCTTCAACATACATTATCTACAGGAGTAACAAAACAATCATTATTTACTGCACCTTACGGTACAGAATGTAAAGTAACAGTATCTATTTGTAATCTAGGACCTGATGTAGCAACTGTAAAACTTGGATTAGCTGATAGTTATACTGTAAATTCATTTGATAGTACAGAGTATCTAGATTATGGATTTCAAATTGGACCAGGTCAAACATATACTAGACCTGATATAAAATTAGGATCAGATCAATCTTTAATTGGATTTTCAAATCCTGGATCTAAGGTTACATTCTTATGTCATGGTCAATTATATTATGCAGTAAGTGGATTACCTACAAGTGATGATTTTGTTGTTCTTGGTAATACTAGGGTTGATGGTAATCTTGGAGTAGGTAGAACTGCTACTGCAAAATTAGATGTAGTTGGTGATGCTATTATTACTGGTAGATCAACTATTGGTGGAGATACTACAGTTGGCGGTGGAGTTACTATTTCAGGCAATGTTATTATTGAAGGAAATACTAATACTATTAATGGTGTAGATTTTGTTGATAATGATATTGATAATGCTAGAAATCTAAGACTTACTGGTATTACTACAGTTCATGGACCTGTTACTATCAAGGGTAATTTAGATCCAGTTGAATCTGATACTTTCCGTATAAGATCTAATGATATTATTTTAGGGTATAGTACAACTTCAAATACATCGCAATTTACTGCGATGGCAACTGCTTCTTCTAGATTAATTACTGGTATAAGCAATACAGTAGATTTAATAGCAGGTAGGCATATTGAAATAGTAAGTTCTGTTGGTAATCTTACTCTTGATTCAAACGCTACTATAGTATCTGTTGCTTCATCACAAGCTACTTTATCTCATGAGATTAATGGATCTGGCAGTAACACTACTATTTTTAGGTTGGGTTCAAAAACCACTAGTATTGCAGACAATGGTGGAATAATAATAAGAGGTGATACAGATAAAACAATTTTATATAAAAATATAGGTGATAATGCTACTAATGGTGTATTCCAATTGAGTCACGGTATACAGTTAAATACTGGTCGATTACATATTGTAGATGACACTACTGGTATTACGATTGGTAGTACTACAGTAATTACTAAGGATAAAATTCATGGCAAATCTTATGTTAATTTGATTGATAATGCTAATGAATATAGTCATGCATATATTCCTACAACAAATGCAGTTACTCAACGTGTTAGAGTAGTATCAGCAGAAGGATATTTTTCATCTTGTTCACTTTAAATAGTGTTATAATAACTACTAAATAATTTTTTAAATAATATAGAGAAATGAACTTTACGATTTATAGTAGAGAAGGTTGCCCATATTGTGAGAAAGTAAAAGAAGTTATGAGGTTGACAAAACTAGAACATGTTGTGTATAATCTAGATAGTTATTTTACACGGGATGATTTTTATGCGGAATTTGGACAAGGTTCAACTTTTCCTCAAGTAGTTTGTGATGACACAGGAGAAAGGGAAAAGATTGGCGGTTGTACAGAGACTGTTCAATTCCTTAAGGAAAATAAAATCGTCTGAGAAACCTATAAATAAACCAGATTATGATATTGATCGTGGGTTTGAATTCATCTTAACGGGAGGTAAAACTAAAGCCAAACCATTACATATTACCACACTTAAAATAGGAGGACGAGACATGTTAGCAATAAGTTTAGTATTTGGATCTTTTCTAACAGTATTGTTTCTCATAGTGGGAGCAATTGGTGGTTGGGTTGCCAGAGAGTATTTTATGAACTATCAAGATGTTAAAGTACATCCTGAGATGTTTGATGGTAATGGAAACCTAGTTCCAGATGAAATTGTAGCATTTAGATTTGAAAATTATGACAACGACAAAGAAGAAGACGACGACTAGAAAGAAAGCGTCACCAAAAACAACTACAGCAAAAGCAAAAGTAGTAGCACAGAAGATTCCAGATCTTCCAAGAAAACCATTTGCATTTGAAGTTTTTCAAGCTGCTTCTAAGATGAGAAGTAAGGCAAATAAGGTAGAAGTACTTCGGAGGTATGGAGATCCTTCTTTAAAAGCAGTTCTTATATGGAATTTTGATGAAACCATTGTAACTATTTTACCAGAGGGAGAAGTTCCTTATGGTAGTAATATTGAGGAAGAGACACAGACAGGTACATTGTCTGGTAAAATAAATGATGCAACTTCTAAGATGGAAGAGTTGGGAAGTAACTCTCTTGGATCTCAGGATCAGGGTCAAACAAGTATTCGTAGAGAATTTCAGAAATTTTACAATTTTTTGAAAGGTGGTAATCCTACTCTTTCTTCACTAAGAAGAGAAACTATGTTTATTGATATGCTTCAGGGAATGCACCCATTAGAGGCAGAGATTCTTATATTAGTCAAGGATGGTAGATTATCTGATAAGTATAAGATCACAAAGGATGTTGTATCAGAAGCATTTCCTGATATTGTATGGGGTAATAGATCGTGACGATTGAAGAAAGATTGCAAGCATTAGAAGCACAGGCACATAAAGCACCTTCTACTAATCACGGAGAACGTCTTACTGCTCTTGAAAATGCAGTTAAAGAATTACAATCACAACAAAATAGATTATGACTAATGAAACTAAAGAAGCACCTGAGTTAAAAAAACCAGAGAAGAAAGTATCTTTATGGAGTACTGAAGAAGCTAATAACATCAAATCTGTTTATGGTTGTGAGTTATTGGTTGAGAATGGTTCTTTACAGGATGTTTCTGGATCAGAGTATCCTACAGATGCTTATATTATAAGTTATGCAGTATTTGAATCAGGTAAACTTGGTGAGACTAAGTATGATTTGACTAGAGGAACCAAGACTAACTTGTTTGATATGTATTATGACAAGTTCAAACATGGTTTAAAGGATATACAATACGGTCAAGGAAATATAAGTCCTAAGCTATGGGGTCATAGAGTTAAGCAAGCATCTAAAAAGAAAAGAAGGAAGGGTTAAAACCAAATTCGACTTTTAATTCCAAATATCGGGGAAAAAAATCTCCAGGTATTTTTTGCTCTGTAGGGTCGATGTAGTAAAAAGACATATTAACTTGACTAAATAGTTCAAATGTGTTAGTATTAACACAACGTTCATCCCCCGTATTGGGGACGCAAGTAAGCCGACTCGGAACGGATCGTTCATCTCATGGACATACTACTCGCCACTCTTTT